CGCGCCGCGCAAATGCTCTCAGACATGCCGGAAACAATCCGCAACGCTACAGGCAGGCGCAACGGCGGAAAGATTGCTGCCCGATTTGACGCGATCTGGATGCCTGCCATGTTCGCTTGGGTAAAGGCATGGGTGGCCAATTACCTTGAGCTTAAAGACATCTGGAAAGCCGCGAATCCTGCCATCAAGATCGAGCGCGAGGGTTTTCCGCTCGTCATTCCGAAAGGTCCACAATTTGAAAAACTAGCCCGTCGTTGGGTCAAATAACCAAAAAAGAAGCATGAGCGAAATCACTATTGAAGACATCGAAAAAGAGAACAGCGTCACGCCTGACATCGTCGCCGCACGTAGCCGATCTTACCAGTTTAAAGGGAAGCCCCTCAAGCCCTTTTCAAAATCCCGTTCCACCGCAGCGCGATGCATGGGCAACTCGCTTTTCCTCGGTCGCGCAAGGCCGGATGAGAATGGAGTCTGGGACCAGATCACGCTCGACTCGATCATGGTGGTCTGGCTCTGCTCCGTCGAGGATTCCCGCGTTGCTCGCGCCTGTCTCAATCGCGACCAAGCGATCATTGAGATGATGGCATGGTGGGACAAGGAGGGCGGCGAAATCGGAGGCGCGGAGGAGATCGAAGCCGTCCAGCTTCTGAACATGATCTGCGAGGACATCCAGACCGTCTCCGCATCCGTCGAATCTCCCTCCGGTGGTCGCGACACATCCAACGTGGGGGAGTGATCGGGAGCGATGCTGACTACGTTTCCACGGTAGCGGCAAAGCTCCCCGGCCAGACTTGGGCATATTATATGGACGAGCTTCCCTTGTGCATCGGTATGCAATTGCGCAATGCAGACCTTTTCGAGCGCGGCTGCGACATTGTGCCACCAGGCAGGAGCGCATCGGCAAAGATGCAGGAGATCCTTGGCGAACATGCGGAAGCATGGTTTAGTTGAGTATGGACCGGATAAAAGCAGATTGGGAAATGGCAGAGTTCACGAAGGCTTTGCAGGAGTATCTTGTCGAGTCTCGAAAGGATACCGGAACGGCCATCAACGAAAAAGCCGTGCGGGTTGCTTTTACTGCCAGTAAAAACATGCCCTCGGCCATTGAAGTAAAAGCCCAAATCAGCACCGATCACCCAAAGGGGAGTTCGATTTGGCACGCCATCGCAACCGGGAAAACCAAGTTTGGCATCACCAAATTCGGAGCAGCAGTAAGAGGGCAGGGCAACAAAAAGATCGCCGATCAAATCTACGCGTCTCGAGTCAGGCACGCTGGTTATTCCAGATCTCTTTTTCTTAAACTCGCGAGCGATCTTGGCGGGAAGGTTCGCGCAGTGAAAAAAGTGGCATCTATCGACAACGCAAAAGGCAAAAAGGCCAACGAAGGCGGAAAGAAAGATTTCATGGCCGCAGTCTTGCAAATCCTCGGCGTCGATCAAGAGCATGGCGGAAAACTGGATCGCGCGATTGCCTCGGCCTTGACAACGGAGGCGGCAGACATGCGGAAATACATCGAGGCCAAGATCGCCAAACGCGCCCAGGCCCACTCAGGCAGATAATGCAACGGTTCAGCATCAAACAGCTCTCGTCGATGTTTCGCACCAACCGCGAGACAGTCGAAAAACGCGCCTCGCACCTAGGGCTGAAATTCGAAGAAGGCGACAAGGGCGCAAAGCTCTACGACATCTTCGAAATCGCTCAGCTTCGCCCTCCACCAGCTCGCAGTGAGGGCGCAATGTCCTTGGAGGAGGCGAGGACGCGAGAGGCTACAGCACGCGCAGAGGGGCTGGAAATGGACAATGCGCGGAAGCGCCGGGAACTGGCCAACGTAGACGAGATAATGGCCGCGCAAAATGTCCTCTTTGACGAGATCGCCGCGATGATCAAAAAGTCCAAGATGAGCGACGCCGAAAAGGAGGATTGTCTGAGCGTGATCTCCTCGGTTCCTCGGAAATGCTGGGGCGAGCTTTAAACGTTACCGGGAGGCGCCGGCGCTTTCCCAATTGCCGTAGATAGCCCTGCTGCTTCCAACTTGGCGTTGTCGGCCTCATTCTCGGCAATGATCTTGTCGATGTTTAAGCCGCGATCCTTGGCCGCACGCTCGCGCGAATTAAGTGAAAGAGCGATTTCGCGCTCAATGGCCTCGATGTCGCCGACCGGATCGACCCAAGTCCAAGTCCTGCCGGAAAACTCGACATGGGAGAGGCGGTCGAAGTCGAGGAGGGTATAGCCTTCAATCCTGCCCATTAACAGGGCCATTCGTAGCCAACGCTCGAAAAGCGGAATCTCAAACGTGTCGATGAACCAAGAATGAAGAATCTTGTAAATGTCGCGCTCTGAAAGGACGCCCTGCCGGATGGACGAATACGAAACGCCTTCCAAGTCTTGTGCCCAAGTGTTGTAATTGACGTAAATGCCGGGGCTGACGCCGCGCAGAATGGCCTTGCGGAAATCAGGCATCGCACTATTCGGATGCGCGGGATCAATCATCTGGGCCTCGACGCCGTGGGGAAGCGTTTCAAACGTGCCTGGTGCGGAGGGCGCAATGGCTTTGCCGTCGTCGTCCTCATCGCCAGTGTATTGGGCTTCTCCGGTCTGTTTGAAAAAGCCTAGCTTGTTGGCGCTGATACGGGCGGCGATCACCTCGGCCTCCTCAAACTTGGCAAGATGGCGAAGGCGAAGGAGGGCATTGGCAAGCCACGAATAGCCTTGGCTCTGGTTGATCCGTCGAGCAAGGAAGGTGTGGATCATGTTGTCACCAGGCACTGCGAACGTCTCGCGAGTGTAGCGACCGCTCTTCGGGTCCATCTTGCGCAAGTGATACCGAATCGGCTCATCCCACTCGTCAAACTCGACGCCCATGTAGATACGGGCGGCATCGTTCCGGTGGTGCGGATCGAGCGCGTCAATCTCGATGCCCTGCGCGGCAAAGCGGAAATCGTTTTTAGGGAAGCCCTCAATGGTGCGGGTCAAAAAGCCACCATCGCGAACCGCAGACCGCAAGGCGAGACGCTCAAAAGCAGCGCGTGAAAACTGGCGCGTGACATCGAAATTGCCACGCCGGGAGAAATCTTCCCAAGCCTCCTCGACCTTCGCTCTCGCGTTGTTGTCGGCGCTGTTCGACAAGCCCTTTTTGCTCCTCGCATCTGCTCGACGGGCGAGCGATTTCATGCGGATACCATGCTGGCCGATGACGTTGGATTCCAAAGCCATCAACGCGCCCTCGATGTAGCCGTCATTCCTCTCAGAATCCCGCGCACGGTCGCGCAGTGACTTGGCGTCCTGCTTGATCGCGTTATCCGCTGGGCCTGTCCCGGCGACCCAATCGTTGGTGTATCGAGTCCCCTTGGCCGCGTCGAAATTGCGCGTGCGGATGGGCTTGTTGTTGGGGCCGTAGAGAAGAGGTTTCATTCGAATCTAGAGTAAATGGTGCGACCGTTGGAAAGGCCAGCGTCTGCGCGAGCCTTGGCGATCTCGGTGTCGAGGTCGCGCCGGTATTTGGTCAAAAGCTCGCGAGCGTCCATCAAAGATATCTTGGTAATCGGCACGCCTCCGACCGTGTAAGTCTCAAGCCCTCGGCCTTCGTCGTCGCTGATTCGGCCTTCAAGGTGGGCTTCCAAAGCTTTAACCATTTTCCGCGCATGACTAGGCAGCGGGGCGCGATCTGGCGGGGCTTGTAGCGTGATATTTCCGATGGACTCAACTGACCGAATCCCGGCCACCTCAAGCGTCAGTGCAACAACGTAAATCCCGGCTGGCAGGTTGGCCGTCTTTTCCGGCGGATAGGTAGCGGTTGCCGTTGTATCCGATACTGACAGCGGAACCGTGACAACGTCGCCCGTGTCAATGCTGCGAAAATGAGCGGATCCTGTAGCGCCTGACGTTACGGTCGCCGTAAATTCGATGGATTCGCCGCAGAATGCACGGGAGGGTAAAGCTGCCATGCCGATGCCTCCACAAAACAAAGCCCGATTTCAAGGGCTTTTAGTCAATCGGCTACGAAATCGAGAGTATATTCGCGCTCTTTACCTCGATCAGGCACGTTCTTGGCCGCATATTCAGCGTATTTTTTGGCAATCGTGGCAAAGGCAATGTCGAGCTTTTTGGCGGCGGCAATGTTGTAGACGCGAACGTCGAGCGGTTCGTTCCGGTCGCGCTTGTCCTTTTTATCAAAGAACTCATAAAAGCTCCCGTCTTGTCCTTTCTTGAGCGTCACCTTCTCGATCAAGAGGCGCTGGAAATATTCCGGCGTATAACCATGGCCGCTGGGGAAATGCATGTAATTATGCGGATAGATGGAAGATTTGCGATCTTGGCGGAGGGCCGCGTTTTGGTAGATCATGCTCTTGCATTCGTGCGTGCCAATCTCAAAAAACGTCCCGCGCTTTTCCCGTTTCGGCTGTGAGACGATGGGCTTGCCCAAGACGGTCGAGCCGAAGATCGCAAAGACGCCTCGAGCTTGCCTGACCTTGGTAAATGCCAGCACCTGGGCCTGCCGGTATTTAGAGTCGATGAAAACGGAGGCGACTCGCAGCACCTTCCCGCATGGGTGGAGGAATTCGGTCTGGAGCAGGGCATCAAGCTTTTGCCACACTTCCGGCTCCATCGTGCCGCCGCTCAAAATGTGATACCCCAGACCCCACGTTTGACCGTTCGCACCGTGACCGACAAACTCAAACTCCAAACGGTCGCCTTGAACGTCGCAGCCGCCAGTGACGACCAGCACCCCGGCAGGAATCTTGAACTGGTTTTCCGTGACCCGCTCCAAATAATCGTAGGCCTCCTGAGCAAGGCCCACCGGATCCGGCATCTCTTCCTCGGGCGCCTGGTAGGTTTCAGCGTCGAAGGTGTTGATCAGGACGCGCTTCGCCTTTTCGCGATTGTCTGCCGCCTCAATTTTCAACTCCTCGACCGCAGCCCAGTGCAGATGACTCGCGAATCCCTTTTGGGGAGGATGTGGCGACATCATGCGGGATCCGTGAAAGCCTGCGATTCCATTAAACGGGCGCGTTGCCTGCCATCTTCCGCTCCGTATCATCTCCATCCGCTCCGCATCGGTGATTCGACACTCGCTCTCGGGGCATTCAATCCACGCGTCCTCGGGCTTGTCGCGGTCATACTTCAATTGGCGACGGTGCAGGACAAACTCCTTTGAGCAATGTGGGCAGGGTGCGATCCAGACTCGCCAATCGCTTTGGAGCATCAACGCCTCGATTTTGCTTTTGCCCTTCACGGATGGGTAGCTCGCGGCGATCTTGATTGTGTCCGAATATTCGGAACCTCGGACCCAGAAGATCTCGAGCGGGTCGCCTTCGTCTGATTCCGTCGATTCGATGGCGTCGATTTCGTCGGCAAAGAGAAAGTTGCCCTTTGCCCTCCGCATCTCACCTGGAGCGTTGGAACCGAAGGCATTGACCAAACCGCCAGGGAAAAGCTTGTGAAGGATCGTATTGCCGCTTTTCCTGCGGCCAGAATCGTCGCCGATCAGCGAGGCAAGATCCGGCGTCGGATTGACCAGCTCTCCCATCAGCGTTTCCTTGCTCCATTTCTCGGTCTGCGAAATCGTCGGATACATGACCAGCACGCGGCGAGGAGCCTCTGCGATGCTGTGGCCGATTTGGTTCATGACCACCTCGGTTTTGCCCATCCGGCTGGCGAGCATGTAAACGGTCATTTGCACGCGCGGATCATAGGGCGCCTCCATCATCTCCCTTTGGTATGGCGCGAAATCAAAGCGAAAGCGCCTCCCGCCTTCCATGCGTCGAACTTTCTCGGACCATTCCGGCGCGGTCATCGTGCGCTGGAAACGGAACGCACGCTCTAAGTGCCGAAGAGTCCCCCGGTAATACCGATCAAGTGCCGCCTCATTCATTTTTTGGAACCGTCAAACAGGTTGCCCGTGGCTCAACAATACCGGAGCCAGTGTCACCAGTTGCGAAAATTGCGTCTCCGTCCCGCGCGAGAAGGTCAAGACCGCCGCAGTTGGAAGCGCCACGCTGGCAGCGTCGAGCAGCCGCAGCATTTTGGATGTGTCCAGCGTCATCGTCACGCCGATTGGGCCAATAAACGTCTCGGAAACCGTGATCGCCGGATTCACTCCCACGGCGGTGCGCTTGACCTCGATCTTGATCGTCTCTCCGGTCGCATCTCTGGCCACTAGGAATTCCCCCGGCTCGATGTCCTCTAGTGCCGTCTCGATCTGATAGGTTGAGACATTTGCCGAAAGCCACATTGTGCCGGTATCGGTTGCCGTCCTGATTTGAAACTTTCCAGCATCCGGCATCCTTGAAATGGTGATGCGGTCGTTTTGCGCAACGCTCACGCTACCGGTCGCCACGTTTGCCACGGTAACGGCAGCCTCGCTAATGTTGGCCGCGCTTGTCGCCGCCACAAGCGTCTGAAGCGTCAGGTCGATCTCGACCGTCTCAACGTTGGATGCGCCGCCAGCGATCAAGGTAAGCGCACGATTCGTCATCGTTCCAAAGGCGGAATGGGCAATCGTAAAATCCGCCCTCGCTCCGTTGCTTCTAAACGTGACTGTAAAAAGGCCATCTTTCCCGGTCACATCGACACCGCCTGCCGAAACAATGGCAGAAAGGCGATTGAGCGCGAGACCCAGCAAATGCGCGTCAATCCCGGCAGCGGAAAGCTCGACGGTGGAAGCGCCCCAACTGATCGACCAGTCGCCGGAGGCAATCGGGACGGGCTTTTCGAGCGCAAGGGACAAGCTTAACGTGTCACTGCTTGTAATCTCCAAATGATCCGCGATTAGTTCGACGCTGAGACTGTCGCCGGGGCGAATCGCGTCAGGCAATCCCCGCACCTGCCCCTTCTCGTCGTAGCGCAATTTCAACATGTCGGACGCGTCCACAAAACAACCGGGAAAATCAAGTTGAAAATCCCGTTCGTTTTGTGGAGGCATCGACATGCCCGACTCTCCCGTCATCTCCGGCGTTGCCGATCTGCCGAAATTCTATTTTGCAGAGGGCGCACCGTTCCGATTGAGCCTTACTATCGGAGCGGAGTTTTCGATGACGGGTAAATTTGTGACCTTTGGAATGAGGGCGCGTTCCGGCACTGTTAGACGCGTTTTCGGAACTGATTCCGGCGAGTCCAATCTGACCATCGCGGGACAGGTCGTCACGTTCAACATCGCGACAACCGACGCAACCGTTCCGGCCTTTGCATCTGGTTGGACCTTGGAAGATGTCCAAGCTAAGGGCGAAACCGAATACTGGGTAGATATTTCCGCCAGCGAAGGAAGCGACGTTCTGTTGCGCCTTCAAGGCCAAGCCGATTGGGTGGCACCTGGATCTGACATCGCAGAATCTTCCGCCGTTGTTTCATCGCCAGCCATTGATGTGAACATTGCAAGCGGAGCCGTCTCAGTATCGGTTGCAGTCCTCGGCGCTGCGGAACCGACGTTGACGACCAACACCGCAACCAGCGGGTTAACGGGCATTCTCAAGGCCGCAAGCAATACGCTCGACGTTGCCGTTGCTGGGACTGACTACGTCGCCACGAACGATTCCCGCCTGACCGACGCAAGGACGCCCACAAGCCACGTTCATGGGGGCATTTCAAATGCTGGCGCAATCGGCTCGACCTCGGGCCTGCCGATCAAGACCGGAACCAGCGGAGTCCTTGAAGCTGGCGCATTCGGAACTGGGTCCGGTCAATTTGCGCAAGGCAACGATGCGCGGTTCCATGATCGCTCGCACGCGATGACATCGACCAGCGACCACACTGCCGGGAACTGGAAGGTTTTTCATTCCAACGGCAGCGGTCAGCTTGTCGAGCTTGCCCTCGGAGCTGATGGAACATATCTCAAGAGCAATGGAGCATCTGCCGCTCCTACGTTCGCGACCCCTGCGGGAGGTGGATCGTCCATCACCGGAACTGGAATCGCATATGTGCGTTCTGGGGGAAACGATACGTCAGGAACTATCGGCGATCCGTCTAAACCCTATGCGACGGCTCAGGCTGCGTGGGACGATGGGGCGGATGCGTTTGAATTTGGCGAGGGAACTTGGACAATCTTGGCAGAGTTTGCCTTCGGCGAAGGTGGCCCTAGCGTCGTTCATGTTGTTGGCCCCGGCGCAACGCTTAACTTTACATGGCGCGGAGAAAGCCCCGCAGAAGGCAGCGGCGTGAACACACCGCCGTTGAACCTTACTTCCGATGGAATTCTAGGCATTAACCTGACGATTGAGGGCGGAGACGCTGCAAGCGAATCCTCTTCCTACCCCGGTGGCAGCATTGGCAGCTACAGCCTGAGACATTGCTACATTTCAAGCATCACAATAACTCCCGGAACTGGCGTCAACGGCGGAGACAACGGCGCAATTGCTGAAACCGCCACTGCGGAATTTACGCAGATCGCCACCGGCTCATTGATCGGCACGACAATTACTAGGCGAGTCGTTTGGGAGGGTGACACATTTTACCCTGCGCCTAATGTTCCAGACGGCAACAAAGGAGTAATTACCGTAAGCGGGGGTACTTGGCTTTTAAATGACCAAGCAGTCAATTTTGTAAACTTAGTCAACGCCACGGCAAAGGGTAAACTCATCGGCAGAAAAACCGCAGGGGCTGGCGCTTTTGAAGAGTGTGTGATCGGAGATTTTATTCCTGTCGCTGTTACGACCAGCAACATCACAGACAATATGGGCGCTGTTGCCAACGTAAGCGGGATGTCATTCTCAATTGCCGCTAACGAAAAAGTCTCGGCCACCTTTCGCGGATTTTGGTCAACCAATACTTCCGGCTCTGGTTTCAAATATGCTTTCACAGGCCCAGTCTCGCCTACCGATGTTCAGATCGGCGACTTTTCTTTCACTTCGGCCACCGCAGTCAGAACTGAATCGGGAATAACTGCATTTAGCACAACCGCGACTCAAGGCGGCGGCACGCTGATAAATAGCGCGATGCCTATTATGATTCAGATTTACGTTTGCAATGGATCGAATCCAGGCACGGTCCAGCTCCAAATCGGAGGAGAAATAAACGGGTCAACATTCACGCTCTATAAAGGCTTCACGATGCAGGTTCTGAGAATCCCATGATTGCAACGATTCACGACATTCTTTCAATTGCTTGGCCTGACCGGGGCGGCTGGCGAGTCTACGGCGACGAAATCACCGCTGGCGACGGCGGCAGCGTGCCGACGCCGCAAGAGATCGAGGCGCAACGCGCATTTGCAGAGGCCATCCTTGCAGACCGGGAGGCAACTATCAACCAACGCGCACAGGGCCGCTCTGCCCTCTACGCTGCATGGCAAGCTCTCCCGGCCTACATTCGCGGACCATTTCGCGAAAAGTTTGAGGTCGCCAACACGCTCCTCGACGAGGGCGACGACGAAGCCGCAATCGCGATGATCGAATATGCCGAAGCGCCAACCTCCTACACCGCAGAACAAGTAACGGTCTTCGGCGCAACCAAAACGACCATGAAAACAGGCATTCAAAATCTCTCCGCATGAAACTCTTCTTCGACCTCCGCATTGATCGCCTAGTTGCCGCACCTGGGCAGGATTCTGTCATTACCGGTCTGGCCGGAAAGTCTGGAGACGGCGCGACTCCGGTTCAGCTCATTTTCGGGAGAAGCTCAGACCCGACGAGCACGACCTCGATTGTCGAAGCTCCAACGTGGACGCCGGAAAACCTGCCTGGTGGAACCGTGATCAGGATCGGTATCAAGGAGGAGGGCGAATATAGCGACGGCACGCTTCTCGCGT